TTTTTTTGGCACCGACGTGGCTTCTATTTGACGCCGACTGGATGCATACGAGGCAAGCGATCCCTTACCTTACGCGTTGCAAAAAGATCGTGTCGGTAGGGCGGGTAAAGTGGTTTGGTAATACGGCGGGTAAAGACAACTGTTGTTGGTATCTCTTCGAAGATTGCCCAACAGAAACAATTTTTGTAGGGCAATGATGAGACCATTATACGAAACAAGTGACGATCGAAGCAACGAAATGAATGTTGCTAAGATTATTGCCAACCATTGGAAGCTTGAGGTTGTTAAGCTCAAGCCAGCCTGCGAAGTAGATTTTGCATTTATTCGAAATGGCGCAGTTGTTGCGGTGATGGAAATAAAGTGCAGGAATTATTCATACAGCAAGCTTGATCAATGGGGCGGCTTGATGTTGTCCTGCCATAAAATGTCAGCCCTTCGCCGTTGGCATGATGATTTTCCATTAGGGGCAGCAATCGCTGTTCAATTGACAGATGGCATTTATGTCTGGAGTATTCCTAACAAAACGTCGTTTGAAAGACTGCCTGAAATAAAAATGATGGGTCGCCGGGATCGAGGTGACCCACAAGATATTGAACCTTGTGTTTTAATTCCAATGAAGAAGTTTAGGAAGATTATAGATGTTGAGAGATTACCAGCAAAAGGCGCATGATGCGCTGATCCAATGGATCAAAAAAACTACCGAACCTGTCATGATCGAGGCCGCCACAGGGGCAGGTAAGAGCCACATTATTGCGGCGTTGGCGGAAACTATTCACCGCATATCTAATGGCAAAAGAATACTTTGCCTCGCGCCTAGTGCAGAGCTTGTGATCCAAAACAGCGAGAAGTACGCGCTCACTGGCAACAAGTTCTCGATCTTCTCGGCGAGCGCCGGGGCGAAGTCGCTGCAGCATCCGGTGGTCTTTGCCACGCCTGTGACGGTCCACAACCGGATCAAGCGTTTTGGCAATCAGTTTGCTATGATCATTATTGACGAGTGTCACGGCATCACACCGACGATCCGCAAGATCGTATGGGCTATGCGGGAACAAAACCCCAATATCCGCGTTGTTGGTATGACGGCCACGCCCTATAGGATGGGCACAGGGTATATTTTTGCCCAATGGCCGAACGGTAATCCCGTTCCCGAACGGGAAACAAGTGATCCTTATTTTGCCGTTTGTGTCGATCGCATTACTGCTCGGGAACTTATTGATAAGGGTTTTTTAACCAAGCCGGTCATTGGTAAAATTCATGCCGAGAGTTATCATACGCTGGATATGAAGTTGAACAGCCGAGGGCAGTTTGACGCGGCTGATGTCGATCGGGCATATGTAGGGCTGGGCAGGACAACGTCCGACATTATTGCAGACGTGGTTGCACAGGCCAGAAACAGGCAGGGAGTGATGATCTTTGCGGCGACCGTGCAACATGCCCACGAGTGCTTTGCCAGCCTCCCACGGGAGCTTTCTGCGATCGTTACCGGTGACACACCAAGAGAAGAGCGCGCAGACATTATAGCTCGGTTCAAAGCGCGCGAGATCAAGTACATCGTGAACGTGTCGGTGCTGACGACCGGTTTCGACGCACCACATGTGGATTTGATTGCAATGCTACGGGCGACGGAATCCGTAGGTCTATTGCAGCAGATCATCGGCCGCGGTTTGCGTATTAGTGACGGCAAGGATGATTGTCTGATCTTGGACTATGCCGAAAACATTGAGCGGCACTGCCCGGATGGCGACGTATTCAATCCTGAAATTACGGCCGTCAAAAAAGGCGCCGACGTCACTTACATTAAATGCACTTGTCCAACATGCGAGGCTGAAAATGAGTTTACTGCAAGGCCGAACCCCTCAGGTTTCAAAATTAACGCTAGTGGGTATTTTTGCGATCTCGACGGTAAACCAATTCCGTCAGAACATGGGGACGTCCCGGCACATTACGGAAGACGGTGCGGTAGTCGAGTATTGGTTGCGGGACAGCTTTTGCAGTGTAGCTATAGGTGGACCACGAAACAGTGCCCGCACTGTGAGGCCGACAACGATATAGCGTCAAGGTATTGCAGTGAGTGCAAAGGCGAGATTGTCGACCCAAACGAGAAGCTTGTTGCTGCGTTTAAAGAGATGAAGGCAGACCCTACGCGGCGGCAGACGGATGTTGTGACGGGCTGGGAGGTCAATAACACCCTCAGTCAGTCTGGGCGCGAGTGCTGGCGAATCAATGTTACCACGCCTTATCGATCGTTTGTGTTCTGGGTGTTTAAGGCGCCTACGTGGTTTCAAGGTTACACAGATCGGGCCGCGTTTTTGGCGCTTGGCGGAAAGAAGCCGGATACCATTACTTATGCTAAAGACGTAAGCACAAAGTTCTATAAGGTATTTGCATACAATCGGAGAGCAGATGAAATTCCCGCATGATATCCCAGTATTTGGCGACATGAGCTATCGCGGCGAGTGCCCATCCGAATCAATGGAGCAGGTTACGTTTTTTAATAGGTTGCGTAAGGATTATCCTGATTCGTGGGGGCTTATCGCATTCCATCCAAGGAATGAGGGCAAGCGCAGCTGGACGAAGGCGGCATTTGAGCGAGCCGAGGGTATGGCCAAGGGGGCATCGGATGTTATTATTCCTGCGTCACCGTCATTTGTTTGTGAAATAAAACGTCGAGATCATACCAAGTCATCATGGCAAGATGGGCAAAAGGAGTTCTTGAATGTCGCGAAGGAAAAAGGCGCTTTTGTCTGCGTCGCGCTCGGATGTGAGGCAGCTTGGTCTGCTTTCTTACAGTATTTGGCCGAACAAGGTCAGGCCTAGTACGGCGATCGATGCGGTTATGGAGGGCGCGGAACGCCTCGAAGACCAATCCAAAGCCATGCAGTCAGTGATTTCGTTTTATATTTATTTGGAAGCCAAGAAAGTTATGGCTGGCAAGAACAAGGAGCAAAGAAAAAAATTGTTAGATAAGCAGCCGGAGCTTGTCCGGCCGCATATAGAAAGAGAGGTTAAAAGATTATGGAACCGAGACAAATAGCTGAATTTATTGCATTTTTTTGGGCAATTGGATTGATAGGGTATATCTTAAGAATTATTTTATGCAGGGGTATTGACGGGTAAAAAACTATCCTCTATACCTATGTCCATCAGCGCGGTGCTGATTAGATTTTAGATGGAGAATACAGATGTTGAACCGCTCTCTCGCCGACCAGTACTACGATCTCGACCAAGCTGAAAAAGCTGCTGCAGACGCCAAAAAAGCTCTCAAGGCTGAGATCGTAGCCCTCGGCACCGACCTCGTGTCCGGTGATGAAGTTGACGTCAAAGTCAACCTTTCCCAGCGTTCTGTCATGGATTTTGACAAGCTGTTTGCCACCTACGGCATCACCGAAGAGCAGTTCAAGCTGTTCTCGGCATGCACCAAGGAAGGCAAGCCCTTCGAAGTTCTCAAGGTTGTGTGCAAAAAGAAGGAGGCAGCGTAATGCTGCCTTCCCCTTACTACGAAGCCATTTTTTACAATGGCCTCAATTCATCAACCAAGTTATTGTGGATTAAACTGTACCTTATGTACGGTTATGACCAGTTCTCTGGTTCTTATGAGGAAATGGCTGAAGAGGTACACAGCAAGCGATACACGGTGCGCGCTCAGGTATGGATGTTAAAGGAAGTCGGCGCGATTGAGACTGAAGATTATTATCATTCAGATGGTCAAAATGGTCAGGCTGGTCAGACTTTCCGCCTTATTGATCCGAAGAAATGGAGTTAAAGATGCCTAATTTATTAGATTACGAGCGCCTCGTGCGCCAAGTTGCCGATCTAAATGTCGAGCTAGCCATGTTGAAGGGCAAGCACAGCGATCGAACTTTGGAGGATAAAAGGTGGGACATCATCGAGGAGCAGCCTCTGAGGGGCACGGTAACGGAGGAAAAGCGCCTTCGCAAAGTGATACGGGAATGGGAAGAGCGTTACGATATATTAAACGAGCTTTTCATTCGCCAGTCGACTGGTCAAAAAGATTTGGATTGGCACAAGGTGATATCCGATCGGAAGTACAGATCACAACAGAAGAAGCAGACCTTCTATACAAGAATCAAAGCCTCATGGGCTCTGATATGGGGGCCAAAATGATTGGCCAATTAAGATTAATAGAACCATTAAAAGAGGATACATCGATGCTGCTCACTAAACGCGAAAAAACTCATGGGGTATATCGGGATAACGCCAGCCTCAGTCAGTCCATTAAAGATGTTCTCCGCAGCGGTAAAAATTGGGAAAGCTTAACGGATGGGCAGAAGGAAGCTTTAGAGATGATAGCGGTTAAGTTGTCACGCTTGTTGACAGGTGATGCTAATTTCCGCGATCATTGGGACGATATTGTGGGTTATGCACAGCTTGGTGGTCAAGGATCGCCCGTTAACATGCCTACCATCTCAAATGACCTGCAAGAGGCTATGGGGCAATGAAAACACACGGAGTTAACTGGTTGGGGCCATACGCCCCAACCGACCGCCATGCGGATGATAGGACGATTGACCACATCATAGAGCTTAGAAAAAAGCTTGCGGAGGCCGAGCGCCAGCGGGACAATGCTCTCGACATGCTCATGCATTACTACAAAATGTTGAAGGAAAAAGATGTACCAGATAATGGGTGAACAGCGCGGTTTCTTATCCCGCGGGTCTATGTTAATAGATAATAATATGGAAAGAGAAGAGGCCGAGTACATGCTTGGCGAATTAAAGAATGAATTGCCGCTTTGGCAATTTTGGTTGGTAGAGCAGGAATTTGTAGATGAAAAAGTACAACAGGGTATTCGTCCCCAACCCGAACTTTCGGTTTGACCCAGAAGAACTGGCGAATCTTGGCTCATCGATCGTTTACGTTTGCGACTTACCCATGTTTGATAATCTTGCCGGGGATGACAACATCCACCGTTTTGAACACCGTGTGGCGGAGCGTCTGGCAGACTTTGATCCAAACGAAGACGTCATTGCGTACTACGGCGACATCATGATTTTTGCCATGATGGTAATGTACTTATCGGATAACTTTGATGCGTTTGATGTAGCCCGCTATTCGACTAAACAGCAAGGCTACATCATTCGCGAATTGTCTTACAGAAAGTTTATTCTGTAGGAGTTTCTGCAGCAGGCGCTGGCGCAGGCGTGGCAGCGGCTTCAATCTGAGGTTTTGCTTGGCCATGTAGCAAGTTAATAACTTCTGCCACTTCGGCATATGCGCCTGCGCCAAGATGTTTCAAGATAGCGTTGACGTGTGCAACGGTCAGTTTTAGATCAAGTTCAAGATTTTCCATCATTTACCCCTATTTGCTATTTCCAAGGCTTTGGCGACGGTAGTGTCGTCCAAATTCAACAAAGGCTCAGTCTGTTGAGCCTGTTTCTTTCTAATCTTTTCAGACAACGCAATCAAGCGATGGGCCTCGGCCTTAGCGTCTTTTTTGACAGCGCCGCCCGTCTTGCGACCGATCCGGCCGCCTGCTGCGTGTTGTCCGGTATCGTATAAAGATGTAGGTAACTGCTCAGTAGCCTTCATAACAGCATACGGAACGGCTGCCCTGACAGCACCAGCGCCAAGCGGATTAATGGTTTGGGCGCCGATAAGGGGTGCGCTTTTTTGAATTGCTTTGCCAATGACTTTTTGGCCCGTTGTGGGGGCATATTGAGATAAAGGTCGAGCAATGTTGCGCGCGCCATAAGCCCCAGCCAAAGACCCCATACCAGCGGCGCCCATTGTTTTTAATGGCAAGCCACCAAGAAGAGCCGATTCGGTGAGTGCCGCAATTGGTTCAGCAATTGTAACCGGAGCAATGTTGGTCCCCGCCTTCTGAGCAAATGTATCAAGTTTGCTACCAAGGGGGACGCCGTCTGATGTAGCCCGTCCAAGAGCGTTAATTTTTTCAAATGTGTCTCGCGCAGGACCGCTGCCAAATAGCAAGTCTTTGCCAGTGGGGTGCAAAGCATCATTGTAGAATTTATTGAAATTTCCAAACGAGAATTGGCCGCCGGGGGCAAGTGTATTCGCGTATGTTTTCCCGACAAGGCTCCATGCGTCTGGATCGTAATTGTTTACCACCTGCTGCAATGGAGATAAGGCAGCTATGTTTGGTTTTTTAGCAGATGCTGCAGATACAATATTGGAATAAATATCAGATGACTTTTTCCCATTAGGAACCTCGGGACCGCCTTTTGTATTGCCAACTGTTTTTAAAATATTGTCTCGCAAATTGTACAGTTTTTGAGCATTAGCATTAGCGGTTGCAAGATTTTGAACAGCTTGAGGACCGCCAACGAGTTGCGCGTAAGCTTCCATGTCTTTAGAAGCTGCATTCCGCAATTGGCCAAGGATTGTATCATTTAATCCTGCGGTTCCCGGCGTGCGATTATAAGGGTCTCTTTGCTCATCAATAATTTGACGCAAAGCGTGGATTTGGTCAAAAGTAAGACCTTCTTCTTTTCCAAGGGCTTTGGATACTATTGCCAATGTTGGATCAATATTTGAAACCTCTCCAATTGATGAACTGCGGGCAGCCTCAACTGCATTGCGAATATTTGCAATGTCCATTTTTTGTGATGAATTAGATAGATTGGAAACAGGTTTATAAAAATCGTTCATTTGAAAACGGAAACCCATTGGGTCTTGATCGTCTTGTAACCATTTACTAACTGCCGATCGAACAGCTTCACCGGCTTTTTCTGGATCGGCATCACCTGCAACATCTGAAACCTTGCTGCCAAGTTCAGAAAGAGTGCGAGCAGATGCCTTTGGCACTTGATTAAAAAAATCAAGTTTTGAAGCAACGCTTACTGGCGTTGAAAGACCTGTAGCCGCACTTGGCAAAGAAACGCCTATGTCATGTGCAAGGCCGCTAGCTATTGCCGCGCTATCTGCGCCTCCAGTAAGGGCATGAAC